ACCTTTGCCATAAGCACCCATTGCTTGTTCTATAAATGGTTGTTGAGTTCCAGTCTGAGCTGCTAATTCAAAAGCTGCTTGTTGTTCAGGTGAAAATCCTGCGATTTGTTCAGGAATAACTCTTGCTTCACCTTCGGGTGTAAAGAATGTTTTTTCTGCTGCTCGGAAAGCACCAGGTATAAATCCACCCCTGCCATCTAAGCCAAATAATAATTGTCTTGACAAAGGATCAAGCCCAGCTTCAATACGGGTAGCCCCGCTTACAAAAGGCATGTCTTGATTTGAAGGTGTAGCCATAGTTGGTTCCTCTGTAGTATTTATATCTTGTGTAGGTATTGTAACAGGTTCTGCGATTGTGCTTTCTTGTGTAGGAACAATTGTTGGTTCTGTTACGGCTGGTGTTGGTAACGGCTCAACAGTAGTCGTTTGTGCTGTTGGTGGAATTAATGATAATGACCTAGCACCTGGGGGTGTCATCGTATAGTCGGTTACGCCTGCTGCAATTGCTGCTGCTGGTGATCCATACATTTTACCATCGGGACCATAAACCATTACCGAAGGAGAAGCCATAAATGTTCCTCCAGCTGGGGCTGAGGGTGGCTGAGAAACTGTAGGTGCTGGAGATGAGAGCATTGGTTCAATAATATCTCTTCTTGCCATTAATGAAGGTACTTGTGTTACTTTCCTAGATACTGGTGTAGGCAAAGTTTTAGGAGGCAAACCGCCTGGTCTTAATCTTGGATCAGGTGTAAAACTTATTGATTTAGGTGGTTGTGAAACTATAGGTGAAACTGGTCTAGGTTGTATAGGTGCTGGTCTAGGTTGTATAGGTTGTGAAACTATAGGTGAAACTGGTCTAGGTTGTATAGGTTGAGAAACTATAGGTGCTGGTCTAGGTTGTATAGGTGCTGGTCTAGGTGCTATAGGTGCTGGTCTAGATATTATAGGTGCTCTAGGTATAGGTTTAGGTATTACAGGTGCTGGTCTTTGAGGTATTTTTGGAACCGAAGGAATTTTTATGCCTTGTGGTATTTTAGATAAATCTAAATTAGGTAAATTTATTTTAGGTATATTCCCCAAATTAGGAATAGTTGGCGTGGGCTTTACAACTGTCTGTCTAATTCTTCTTAGAAGCTCAGGTGACATTATTGCCATTAACTTGCCCTCGCACTTTCAGCAAACATATCCATGATTTGATACATGAGCTGTGTTCCTCTTTCTCTGTCCTCCTCAAACGATGGTATTAAACTTATAATTCCGTTTTCACCCTGTTGTAATTCATAAGAACCAGCACCTCTAACTGCACGACCTGTCATTACAAACTCACCGTCTGAAAGCATAGCTGGAATATCGTCTGAAGTTTCGGTTCCTTCTCCATTAATACCACCATTCATTCTTTCAAAATCATTCATATCTAGTTCTATTTCCAGCTCTCCGCCTTCATTCATTTTGGCTACCGAACCGCCTTGAAAAAATCCTTGTACCGCACCGCCCATAGCTTTTCCGCCAGTTAATTCAGGAATAGTTCCTGAAGGCAATAATCCAAACTCAACGGGGTTTGGTGCTGGTTGCCCTGTCCTTCTTGCTATTTCAGCTTCAATGTTATAGCGACCTGTAGGTCCCATGGTTACTAGTGGTGTCAATGGAACTCCTTTTGCATTTTTAGCTTCTTCGTAAGCAAGTTTTCCTAAAAGACCTGCTAAACCAAATGCTCCGACATCGCCAAGACCAAAGCCTCCTCCAGCTCCTCCAGCTCCTCCAGCTCCGCCTAGAAGTTGTCCTAGACCGCCCTGTCCTTTAAAAGCATCTTCAACAGACTGTGGTAATAATTTTCTGCTTAAATAATCTAAAATTCCACCGCCCTGTCCGCCAGTTCCAGTCATTCCTGTAACTCCATCAAAACCAATATTTACGCCAGCAGTAGCTGGTATCATTCCTGATTGTTGCAGGTTAGCTAAAATTTGTTGTTCGCTTGCACCTTCTGAGATTAATCTTTCGATTCTTGCTTGAGTGCTTGGATCTGCTCCAGCATATATTTGTTCTACTGATGATGCTTGTTGCTGAGGCATACCGCCCATTCCACCAACTTGTTGTACTCCTTGAGTTAATGTTTTGAATGGAGAGGAAATTAAAGATTGAATACCTGAACCAATAGCTGATTTTCCTAGGCTCAATGCCTGACCTAAAGTTCCGCCAGCACCAGCTGTTGCACCAGTTCCTAGGCTTGCAATGTTTTGACCAATACCGCCCATGCCTGGTACTTTTGAAATTAAAGATCCCAAACCGCCAGCAGCACTTGTAATTGCCTTGCCAGCAACTCCTAAACCGCTTGATAATGCTCCGCCAATACCTGGTATCTTAGCTGCTAATCCAGCAATACCTGAACCCAATGATCCAGCTACTGCTCCTAGTGCGGTTCCAACGCCTGGTATTAACATAGCTATTGGAGCTGCTTTCTTGACAAACTTACCCACTTTCTTAAAAGTTTTCTTGAGCCAGCCAAATTCTTGTAAACCTGTTTCGGGATTTAATGAAGCAATACCGCTTCCAACCACTCTTTCTTCAGGGTTAATGTTGTTTCTTTGTAGTCCATCAAAAACAGCTTGTGATAATTGTTCATCAGCTTCCATGACTTGTGGAGGGATTATTACATCTCCAGTTTCTGCATGAACGATTTGATCGTCTCCGTTTCTGCCAAATTGTGCAAGCTGGCTTGCTAATTCAAACATAGGTGCTTCGCCCTGTGCTTGAAGATTGCCAATAAATTGCATTTCTTCTTCACTCATTGGTGCTTCGCCCATCATTTCCATCATGGGATCGCCACCTTCTTGCATTTGAGGAATGCCGTATATAGAAATGTACTGATCAAGAACTTCGTTTCTTTGTTGTGCTGTTGTTGTCGGATCTAGCAAGACAGATCTTAGCATTGCCATATCATCTTCTTGAGAATATGGTCTATCGGCTAAAGATCCTTGCATATCTTGCATTTGTTGAAACATCATTTGTCTATCCGTATCAGATAATCTGTCAACTTTAGGCATGGCTGCTGGAACCATATCAGCACTCATTTGTTGCTGAGAAACTACCTGTGGTTTTCTAGTAAGAAGTTGTCTTATTTGTTCGTCTATCATATTGGGTGCCGTCATAAGTTGATTGATGGTTGCTTGACTTTTTTGGGTAACAGCTTCATCGAGCAAACCGACATCAATGCCAGCTTCCTCGGGTAACATATTTCTTAATCTCTGTTTTAACTCTATATCCATTATGGCGTACTAACTGTTACTGAACCAAGACCTGAGCTTATGCTCAAGCCAGTTAAATAAACTTGGAGACTATATAAGTCTCTCCACTGGGTACCATCAAACGCTTGATGAATGCCCAAGGTTGTATTAAATATTATAGCACCAGTTTGAAATTGGAGTTCTGAAACTTGTGTGCTATTAAACAAAGGAATTGAATCGGGATCTATAGCACCTAAATTGATCTCTAAGACACGAACCAAACGGTTAAATAATTCGGGTGTTACCTCATTTGTTGCGATAGGTAAACGAGTTGGTAAAAGTTTTGACATTATCTTCTACCCGATGCTTGAACATCTAATCTAGTTGATCCCAGCCTCCATTTGAAATCTTTTATGTTTGCGGTTACATCGTTATCATCATCCGATTCAAACCGTAAAACAAACTGCCTACCACGGCTTCTTAAAAATCCTTCTGTGCTCGCAGTAGTAATTTGCGTGGTTGAATCTGTAGTTAAAGTTTGATTTGAAAAATCTCTGCGTTTTAAAACAAAATTAATAGTTGGTGTGTTGCTGGTAGTTTCTGTTAAGAATTTAACATCGGGCAACACTTTTTTAATAAACGAATAGTTTTCGCCATCGCCTATATCTAGGTCAGCAGATTCTATATACACATTGGTCATAGGGTTAGTATCATCATTAGATCCTTGTTCATGCATATATAAATAGTAGGAGTCTGTTCCGCCAGTTGCTAATGGTTTATTTTCTACACCACTTTCTTGCCAAGCATATCTGACCATAGAGCCAATAGACCAAACATTTTCTTCGTAGTTGTACATAGCATATCTTGAGATCTCGCCAGTACCATCTTCTTGAGATGGATAAAAGAACCATACTTCGCCAAATTCTTGGTTAAGAGCAGCAAAACATTTAAAGGATTGCGTTAAATCTAAATCTGAATACACATAGTCTTTAACGGCACAAGGAAGTTTTTGTACAGCACCGTTATAAATGTGAAACCCTTGCTTAGACATAAAAATAACTCCAGCAGGAGTATTTGCCATTGCTTTTGGTGCTAACAAACCAACGCCTTCGTTAATTAGATTCAATGAAAAAGTTAATGGCGGACCTACAAACTGCATAGAGTAAAGAGATGTATCAGTCCATATAAGAACCTCTTGCCTTGATTTCATTCCGCCAACAATTTGTGATCCGCTAGAAAGTCTTACAGAGCCAGCGGTATTGGTTGATAATGGCTCAAAATCTAATGCATTTTCCTGATCAGAGAAAGCAACTAACATAGGATCTATAGAACCTGTTCTTGCACCGCCTGATATTGGATCAGCTCCTAATACTATTAAATGTCTGTCGGTCTCTGAGGTAATGACTTGTAGACCAAGTGTAGGCACAAGGTTTGCACCCGATAATCCTGAAAGCTCTTGTGCTCTTGTAGATAAACCATTTGATTCATCCCAATAATAAATTCCACCGCCTCTTGGATTGATAACAAGATCCTCGCCAAAGTTATCGTGTGTCCAAAGCCTTAATTGGTTTGCAGCATTTAATGAAGAAGAAGATCCCCAAGCACCAGCACCAAAGGTGTTGATACCCCAACCCGTTGATTGCACATAATCATCTAAGCCAACATTAATTTGATATTGCCCAATAACGCTTGCCCCACCGTTACCAGTGTCGGATGCATTTGCAGTAACTGTAACGCCTGAAGTGTCTTTAGCAATAATGTTGTACGAATCTGCATCTACAATAAAATCTATTTGATATTCTTGGTTTAAAACATTGGCTGTAATTAAACCGCCTAATGATACCGCACCCGAAAAAGTAACAAAATCGTTGTTCTCAGCCCCGTGAGCCGTATCTGAAACTAAAATAGTGGAAGAGCCATCAGTTGCTGTAAAGGTTACATCGCCAGCTGCTGTAGTAGATCTTATAGGCGTAATATCGTTTAAAACAGAACCACTTTCAATGTAGTATTTATATGTAGTTCCTAAACCTAAATATTTCGTTCCGTCTAATGCAATCCAAGAATGAAGTGCTCTGCCTATACCTAAAAAAGCTGTTTCAACGGATTTAATCCATCCGCCTATTTTTTCTGCTACGCCTTTTCTAAATCTGACAAAATTAGCATCAACCCAACCACCCTCTTCAGAGTAATCGGTATTCTCTTTGTTGATTCCAGCTTTAAACTTAAAACTTGCTAATGGCATAGATAGTTCCTAATTAATAACACCAAGTTTACCACATTGCTGTAGTTTGCTTGGTGTAGTAAAGCTATCTGTTAAGCAAGTCTTATAATTGCACCAGTTGCTGTTGGGCTAGGGAAAACAATTGTAAAGTCACCAGCTGTAGATGTTTTTGCACCACCAAAACTAATAGCAGCAACTGCTGGATCACCAGCCTCCGTGTCGTTAAATATTAAACATCCACTTGCAGTAATAGTTGCAGTCGCAAAAGTTTCGTCTGCAAAGTCACAAACCGCAGTTGTTCCTGTTGAAGTTGGTGTAACACTTGATAACGCTTGTCCTTTAGCTGAATAACCAGTTCCTGAAACTTCTCCAGTTGTGGTATATGCAGTAGTACCAGCACCAAGAGATGCGGTAGCACCAGCATACAGTGCTATATTAAAAGTATCGCCAGTTCCATTAGTAAAATCGTGAACACCTTTTAAAAGCTCCACTTTAAAACTTGTACAAATTGCACTTGTAATTGCCATTTATAACTCCTTCATTATTTTAGCTAAATCTTCGTGCCCCTGACTTCTAAGTTTGTTAGACATAGTCACTCTGTTAGAACGGATAGCACTGTTCATATAAGACAATATAATAGCATATATTTTTTTTCTAAACGCTAATGCTTGTTGCCTCACATGGTCGGGGGCTTCTTCAGATATCCCGCAAATTCTATTGGTCGCTTGGTCAGCCCAAAATTCAGGATCGTGTCCTTTATTATTAGTGGTATGAACCTCAATGTTACCTAAATTAAATAATGTTTGTTCGGTTAGTTTCATCCTTTGTATGGCTCGGGTGGTTTGACGGGTTCTACTTGCAAGTTTATTTTCTTTTCCTGCATAGCTTTTTTCATGTTTGAATATTTAGTTACCAACCATTTGCCATCGTGTGGCACCGCAACCATAGGATCGGGTAATCTATGATAACCGTATAATCTTTCATAAATTGGTACATCGGAATCTAATAAAGATGATTTTTGGCTACACCCAATCTCAATTCCATTTTCTAAACATTTTGATATCCAAAATTCTACACATGCTCTGCCAGCCTCAGCAGCGTGTAAATTTTTAGAATAAGAGAAATCTAAGCCAAACATATCTATCTTGCCAACCTTACACCAATAAGCAAAAGCTATGGTAAAGGCAACAGTAGTGTTCATGTATGCACACTTGGTTGCATTGCAGACTTCTTCTAGCGGGTAAAGCACTGCATTTGGAACCCTAGAGTCTTTTTCGCATGTATATATAGGAACTTTGCACTTAGGCAAAAATCTACGCATAACATCGGTTTGAAGCCCAGCATCATCTGAGTCTAAAAACCTAGATGCTGGATCTAACATAAATACTCTATCGCATGGATAAACAGAGCCTGCTGCATTAATACACCATGTCTCATCGTATTTTATTGAGTTTTGTATAGAAATTGCATAATCGACCTGAGATCCACCCAAGCCAATAATGGCAACTTTCTTACCTTCTAAAGATTTTATTGGTTTCATTAACTGACAT